TCTAAACCAGTAACGTTAGACATTAGTTTAGAGTTTATAGACAACATGTTGATAGTGAATCCTCCTAGTGAAAAAGATAACATGCAAGAAGAAACTCAAACAGGAACAACAGCAGACTATTTAGACTTTAATGATTTAGACGTAGATTTTTTAGCAGAGGATTTTTTAGACAATGAAGCTGATTTAGAGTTTACAGAACTAGACATCAACTATTTAGATGTAAACTTTTTAGAAGACTTACTTAACATTATAGATGCTTTAGCTGTAGGTGAGGAAGAAGATCAATTAAATCAAATCGCTACAGGAATAAAAATAACAGGAACACAAATAGGACAAGATAAAGTAAGTCAAATTACAACGATTATTACAGGACAACTTATTAGTCTTAGAAGAAGCGTAGGCGATACATTTAGAATAGATCTAGACGGTTCAAGTTCGTATACTTTATTATTAACACAAGACGGTGTAGAAAACATAATTAAAGTTAATGGTGGTTCTTCTAATACGATAACTATAAATCAAGGTAATTAATGAAACGTTTACTACTCCCAGCTATATTAATTTTATTGAGTGTCCCTTTAGTTTTACAATTCACACCATTAGAAATATTAAAGTTAAAAACTTTTGATGCATTAGTTATTGATCAAAAACCATCAGGTTATTTTACAATTTTAAATATTACAGAAGAAGATATAACTAATGAAGGCGGTTATCCGTTATCTAGACAAACTCTAGCTCAGATACAGATTAACCTACTAAGAAAAGGTGCGATAGGAGTAGGATGGGTTGTTGCTTTTCCTCAACCAGATAGATTTGGTGGTGATTTTGAATTTACAGAAGCACTAAAGTTTGCTCCCAGTGTTTTAGCTATGTATGAAAATAATACTGACTCATATCCGCCAACAACAGGGACTGTTATTTTAGGGGAAGATATAGGTGGTATATATTCTCAAGGTGTTGTAGAAAATATAGATGTATTAAAACATAATGCAAGTCAAGGACTAGCTGTAGCTAGAACAGATATAGATAATTTAGTTCGTAGACTACCTTTATTAATGCGTACACCAGAAGGTTGGGTGCCATCTTATGGCACAGAGGTGTTAAAAATATTAGCTGGCGCAGACACATACGTTATAAAAACAAATCAAAACGGAATAGAGGAAATACGTGTAAAAGGCATACCTTCTGTTCCTGTAGATTCTTATGGTAGAAAATGGGTTAGTTGGGTAGACACACCTCAAACAAATTTAGCTGAAATGAATGTTGAAAATAAATTTGTTTTTGTAGGGTTTACAGCTAAAGGGATTATGCCTCAACTTGCAACTCCAGTTGGTTTGTTAGAGCCACACAAAATACAAGCAGCCCTTGCTGAGTCTATATTGATAGAAAACAGTCCACGTATACCAGATTATTCTTTAGCTGTAGAGCTGATTACATTACTGTTAACTGTGTCTCTAATATGGTTTATAGTCCTTAATATGGGTATAACCTCAGGTATTTTACTAAGTAGCTTTATATCGCTTTTAACAGTCCTTTCTGGGCTTTATATGATACGTAAAGGTATCCTTATTGACGTAACTTGGACTTTAATATCACAAATACTAACAGCAAGCGTGGGTTTTTATATAAACTTTCGTACTCAATTTAAACTTCGGCAAGAAATTAAAAAACAATTTGAACACTATCTTGATCCAGCACAAGTTAAAAGATTGCAAGATAACCCTGAACTATTAAAACTGGGTGGAGAAAAAAGATACTGTACTTTTTTATTCACAGATGTACGAGGTTTTACTGCTTTGTCAGAAACACTAGAACCAGAAGAAGTAACTAAAATTATGAATCAAGCTCTCACTATACAACAACAAGCAGTACAGAAACATGGAGGCATGGTTGATAAATACATTGGTGATGCAATGATGGCTATATTTAATGCTCCTCTTGATTTAGAAAACCATGAAAACAAAGCTGTAGTTGCAGCAATAGAAATACAAAAAAATATAAAGGAAGCGGATATAGATGTAGCTATAGGTGTTGGTGTCAATACTGGCTATGCTGTTATAGGTAATATGGGCAGTGAATCACGGTTTGATTACACAGCTATAGGAGACGCAGTAAACACTGCAGCAAGGCTAGAAAGTGCAACTAAAGAAGTTGGGGAAGATATATTAATAGGCGAGAATACTAAAAAAAGTTGTGGAATTAAGTTAAACTTACTAGAACCTATAAAAGTGAAAGGCAAAAAAGATGCCTTAAACATATACACAATACGAGGATAATATGAAAGCATTACTTAAAAACTTAGTTGGCACAGTAGCTCCAACACTCGGTCAAGCATTAGGTGGACCAATGGGCGGTATGGCTGCAAACATGATTGCAGATGTATTAGGTTGTAAAAATGAACCTAAAGAAATACAGAAAGCAATAGATAACGCTACACCTGAACAAATGCTTGAGCTAAAAAAAGCTGAAGCAGAGTTTGAAATTAAAATGAAAGAATTAGAAGTAGACGTGTTTAAATTAGAAACAGCAGATATTCAAGACGCAAGAGGAAAATTTGGTAAAGACTGGACAGCTCGTATTATAGGTATTGCTGTAGTAGGTGGGTTTATGGGCTACATATTCTTAGTAACTATCCAACCTCCAGAGCAAAACAGCGAAGCTTTAATTAATCTTGTTCTTGGTTATCTGGGCGGACTAGCCTCAGCTATTATTAGTTTTTATTTTGGTGCATCTAACACACCAAATAAAGATGACTAACAAAAACGGTAGGTGGAATTGGTATGGAGAAGGTGAAGAAATAATGAATATATCTGAAGAAGGTTTAGCTCTTTTAAAAAAATTTGAGGGATGTGAGTTAAAAGCTTATCAAGATTCTGTGGGAGTGTGGACGATAGGATATGGACACACTAAAGACGTTAAAAAAGGTGATCAGATAAATAAAGACGAAGCAGAACATTTATTAGCAGAAGAAATGCCAGAGTACGAAGGCTACATCAACGACTATGTAAAAGCACCTTTAAAACAAAATCAGTTTGATGCTTTAGTTTGTTGGGTGTATAACCTTGGACCAACAAATCTTAGAAACTCTACACTCTTAACAGTTTTAAACCAAGAAAGATACAACGATGTTCCTAAAGAAATTAAAAGATGGAACAAAGCTGGTGGTGAAGTTTTACAAGGTTTAGTGAGAAGAAGAGAAGCAGAAGCTCTTTTGTTTGAAGGGAAAGATTGGTATGAGGTATAGTCATGGCATTAAGCAAATTTATATTTAGACCTGGAATTAATAGAGAAGGAACTGATTATGATAACGAAGGTGGCTGGTTTGACGCAAACTTAATACGGTTTAAAAACGGTAGAGTACAGAAAATTGGAGGCTGGGCAAAAGATACACTTGAAACATATTTAGGAAAAGCAAGAGCACTTCATGCATGGGTTTCTTTAGAAGGTAGTAAATATTTAGGTCTAGGCACAACCTGGAAATATTATATTAAAGAAGGAACTAATTTTGATGACGTTACTCCTATTAGATCTACAACTTCAGCAGGTGACGTAACGTTTGCTGCAACTAACGGTAGTTCAACTATCACAGTCACAGATACCAACCACGGAGCAGTTACAAACGATTTTGTAACGTTTAGCGGAGCAGTTAGTTTAGGTGGTTTAATTACTGCTACTGTATTAAATCAAGAATACCAAGTCTTATTAGTTACAGGAACTAACACATACACAATCACAGCTAAAGATACATCAGGAACTACAGTCACAGCAAACGCTAGTGATAGTGGTAATGGAGGTGGCTCGGTAGTAGGAACTTATCAAATTAATGTAGGTTTAGATGTTTATGTTTCTTCTACAGGGTGGGGCACAGGAACATGGGGAGCTAGTACATGGGGTTCTGCTAGTGCTATATCTGCTAGTAATCAATTAAGACTTTGGACACATGATCATTTTGGTGAAAATTTGATAATGAATGTGAGGGGTGGCGGTGTATATAGATGGTTAGAAAATAGCGGTACAAGTACAAGAGCACTCGCTTTATCTGGAATTACGGGAGCTAACCAAGTTCCTACAGTTGGACTACAGGCAATCACTTCAGAAAAAGATAGACATTTAATAGTCTTAGGGGCAGATCCTATAGTGGATTCTGCACGTACAGGAAGTGTAGACCCAATGTTAGTAGCTTTTAGTGATCAAGAAAACGAGTTAGATTTTGAACCAAGAAGCACGAACACTGCAGGATCTCTTAGGTTATCTTCTGGTAGTGCTATAATTGGTGCTGTAAAATCTAGGCAAGAAATATTAATATGGACGGATACTGCTTTATACAGTATGCAATTTATTGGACCACCTTTTACTTTCGGTATAAATTTAATTAATGAAAACTCAGGTTTAATTGCACCCAAGGCAGCAGTGACTGCACCTAGTGGTGTTTTTTGGATGGGCTATGATAATTTTTATGTGTATACAGGCTCGGTAAAAAAAGTACCTTGTAGTGTGTTAAGTTATGTTTTTGATGATTACAACTCGAGTCAAACGTTTAAAACCCATGCTTTTACTAATACTCAATATGATGAAGTCGGTTGGTATTATTGTTCAGGAAGCTCTGATGAAATAGACAGATATGTTGTTTATAACTACGCTGAAAACGTTTGGTCGTATGGGCAACTTAGAAGATATGCTTGGTTAGATGCTGGTGTTGAACCATACCCTAGAGCAACAGAAAATTCTTATCTGTATGAACACGAAACAGGGTATGATGCAGACGGTAGCCCTATGACGAATGTGTTTGTTGAATCAAGTGATTTTGATATAGGCGACGGAGAACAGTTTGCTTTTATAAACAGAATGATTCCTGATATTAGATTTTTAAGTAATAGTGATAGCGGTCAAGTAAATTTAGTTTTAAAAACACGTAATTTCCCTGGAGACACACTGACAACAAACAGTACTTCTGCGATTACCAGTTCTACTCAGCAGTCTCACGTAAGAGCAAGAGCAAGACAAGCAGTGGTGAGGGTAGAGTCAGACGATGATAATACTCCAGCAAACACAGCAACAGGTTGGAGATTGGGGGCTACAAGACTAGACGTAAGAGCTGACGGAAGAAGATGAGCAGACTACTATCAACAAGGCTTCCTATAGAAATGGAGGAGGTGGTTAACGCAGAAACATATAATCGTTTAGTCAGAGTATTAGAGATTAATTTAGGTGAGTTTGACCCAGACAATATTCGTCAAATAGATGACACAACTAAAAACACAGCTAACTTTAATCCAGGAAGTTTAGTTTGGAACACGAATAATGAATCATTAGAAGTTTATAGCGGTAATGAGTGGATAACCATCACTACACCTAAAATAAATAAAGGGCTATCCGCCACTGGTTCTGTAGGTGAAGTAACATTAAAACTAGCAGGAGCAACGAGCATTTCATTATGATATATACAACGTTGTTCAAATTAGTTATTATTAACTAAATCAGGAGTTAAATAGAAGGCTATGCAGACCACAGGGTTAGAAAGTTTAGAAAATTTAGCAGATGCTCGTTATGAATTAGCGATGCATGGTCGCTACGGAGATACTACAATAGGTCACCTTACTCCTGGAGAAATGGTCTTACCTAGACCTATAGCTGATGACCCTGTATTAAAAAGACAACTATTTGATGCTTTTGAGCGTCATGAAATCAACCCTTATCAATACCAAGTAGGACATTTTGAAAACTCAATCAATCCACTTACAGGCGCACCTGAGTTTGGTTTCTTTAAAAAGTTAGGTAAATCACTTAAAAAAGCAGCACCAACTATCGGTAAAATTGTTGGTTTTGCTATTGGTGGACCAGCAGGTGCAGCAATAGGTGGTGGTATAGGCGGTGGTATAAAAGAAGGTAATTTAAAAGGTGCAGTAAAACACGCTGCACAAGGATATGTTTTAGGAAGTGCTGCAGCTGGTTTCGGTGTTAAAGGTGGTGGCGGATTAAGTTCACTTAATCCATTCAAAGCAGACAGTATGTTTAGAAGTCTCGGAGAAGCTACTCCTGGATCTGGGGGCATAGGTGGATTTTTCCAAGACATAGGTGCCTCTGGTAGAGGAATGTTGGGCGGTACTTTACCTGCTGGATATGAAGGTGTAGGAGCAAGTTATGATGCCCTCACAGGTTTACAAAAAGTTGGTGTAGGTGGTTTAGGTTTAGCAGCACTCGGTGGATTTGAAGGTGGTGAAAACAATGCAAGTATGCCTGGACCAAGTGGACTACAAGGCGGTTATCTACAAAACCCACTTAGACCAGCAGTACTACCTACTCAATACGGTACACAAGGTGTAGGAGCAGGTTCTCAAAATTATATGACTTCTGGTTTAGGTTCTGGAGGAATGATGGATCCAGCGACTGCTGCATATTTACGAGCAACTATGAGTGATGATGAGTACAGTAAACTTATGTTCCCTGAATTTAATGAAGGTGGCGTAATGGATATGAGAGCTGTTGGTGGTGATATAGAAGATCCTAACGGTTCAGGAGACGAAGACACAGTGAATGCTATACTTGCAGATGGTGAGTTTGTCATGACTAAACAAGCAGTAGCAGGTTTAGGCGAAGGTGACCACGATGCAGGAATCGCAAGACTTTACGCAATGATGGACAAAAACGAAAATAAAGCACAAAGTATGGGAATAGGGAGAGCTTAATGGCAACAGAAACAGGTTACACTAGAACAGAAACGCTACCAACTAATATGTTGGGACAATTTTACGCTGGTGTTCCAGGACAGAACGTTCCTGGAATTATGCCTTTATTGAATCAAGATTTAGTCAATAAAATTATGGGCTTCGGTGTTGAAGGAGCTAACCCCTATACATACACAGGTGAACGAATAGCTGGGTTTACCCCAGCACAAGAAGAAGCTTTTCGTCTTACTGCTCAAGGTGTAGGCGGTTATCAACCTTATCTACAAGGTGCAGAAGATATGATACGTGGTGGTGTAGGAACTGCCAGAGATGCTTTCGGTACTTCTGCAGGTTTGATAGGAGAAGCTATAGGTGCAGGAGAAAGAAGCACAGCAGAAGGCACAGGACTTTTAAGAAAAGCTCCTAAAGTAGCAGGTGCTGCTACTGGTATGGGTATAGGTCAGTTATTAGGAGCAGGAAGAAACATACAAGGTGCACGAGAACTAGCGGAAGGTGCAGGACTTGATTTATCTCCAGCACAAAATATAGTTGGAGGCTCTTTAGGAAACATAGCTGATTCTGCTTTTACAGGATATGGGTCTACTAGAATGTTTGACCCTAGTAGTACACAAAGTTTTTATAACCCTTACGAAGAAGACGTAGTACAACAAACATTAAAAGATGTACGTGAAGGTTTAGCTCAAGGTGATATTGCCAGAAGAGCTAGTGCTATAGGATCTGGTGCTTTCGGTGGTTCTCGTAGTAGGTTATTAGGAGAAGAAATGACAGAAGCTGCAGCTAGAGGTGCAGCAGAACAAGTAGGAGCTATTAGAAGTGCAGGTTTTGGTGATGCAGCACGTAGAGCACAATCAGCTTTTGAAACACAACAAGCAAGACAGGCAGGTCAAGCTAATCTATTAGGACAACTAGCTGGTCAACAAGCAGGTATAGGAAGTCAGCTTGGTCAGTTAGGGCTAGCTGGGCAAAGAGGGCAACTAAGTCAAGCTGGAGCATTAGGACAACTAGCTGGTCAACAAGCAGGTATCGGTACTTCTGTAGCTGGGTTAGGAACTAATTTAGGTAATCTACTTGGCAGAACTGCTGGCGGGATAGGAGCATTAGGTGGTAACCTTGCTAATGTTTATGGTCAAGGTGCTAGAGATATTTATTCTGGTGGTGCAGGTCTAGGACAACTAGGCTTAGGAGCAGGTTCGCAGTTAGCAGGACTAGGTTCACTAGGTAGTAATTTGATGGGTACAGATATTAGTAGACTAGCTGGTATGGGTGGCATGCAACAAGGATTAGATCAAAGAGGTCTAGACTTAGCTTACGGAAACTTTGTAGGTCAATACAACTTACCTATGCAAACCATCGGTAGTGCTGCAGGACTAGCAAGTGGACTAGCTCCAAGCATGGGCGGTACTACAGTACAACAAACTTCAGCAGGAAATGACAGTAATCCATTAATGCAAGCGTTAGGTACTGCAGCCACACTTTACGGAGCAACTAAATAATGGAGCCTAAATACCCTTTCCGTCCATATGTTGGTCCAGGGGTGACTACTATTACTGGTGATCCTAATAACCCTTTTGGTGGAACGGTTACAGATCAAAACACAAATATGGTCATGCCTGATGAATCACCAGAGCAAACTATAATGAGATTAGCTCGTAGTGGGTTAGCCGTGGATCAAATAGCTCAATTGACTGGGTTACCTCAAGATCAAATAGCTATGCAAGTATCCGTGATGCAAGGACAACGACCAAGTACACCTCCTCAACAACCACAAGGTATAGGAATACAGTCTTTAATGGAAGATAACGAGTCTCAAGAATTAAGCGACTATGTTGAAGACGGTGGTAGTATGTCAGATTTAGTTCAATCAACTATAGATCCTAATTTAGATCCAGGTGCATTTTTAACAGAAGGTGCTATAGCCCTTAACTTAGAAGACATGAACTTAGATCTAAGTGATGAAGAAGCAGAAGCATTAGATGCAGAAAACGACCCAACTAAAAAAGTAATTATGGCATCTGCAGCAGGTGCTGGTGCTAGGGGTGAAGAAGATTCAGAAGCACTTGAAACTTTTGGAGCAATGGCCGATATTAATACTACACTTGATCCGCAAGAAAGAATACAAGTATATAAAGATGCCGCAGCAGAATTTTATAACGTAGATGATATTAAAAAATTAATAACTAAACCAGACGAAGGCTTACCATTTTTAATAGCAGGTGCTGCACTTATACAATCAGGTGAAAAAGGTGAGAGTTGGGGTACGGCTTTATCAACAGCACTTTCTAAATACACTATAAGTAAAAGAAAAGGTGATAGAGATTATGAAAAAACTCTTGATTCTGTAGAAATACAACGACAACAAGGTATAAATAATTTTGCTATGCAGTTATACATGTCTGATATTAAAGATCAACGAGCTTTATCAAAAGCCTTAATGACCGCAAAACGTTCGCCGTATAAAGTAGGAGAAAGTCCTAACCCAGAATACTTAACTGATTCAGAAGTATCTTTTAGAACTCAAAACGGAGAAGCTATTTTGCCTTGGCGAGCTGAAGACGGAGCCACAAAAGAATACACATTATTTAAAGATGAAAACTTAGACGGTCAGCCAGATAATAATGCACCTGCAGTAACTAAAATATTAACTGCAGCTGGTGCTCAAAATGCTCAATCAGAAGGTTTTATAGTAAGAGATGGAAACTTAACTAAAAACAAAAAGATGTACATGGTCGACGGTAAATCAAAAATGTTTTCATCAGAAGAACTCGATTCATTTTTAACAGAAAACCCAAATGCTAAACCTATGGCTATAGGAACAGCAAGCGTCAAATCTGTTATAGAAAAAGCTACAGGTCAACCTACTTTTGTTTCTGCTCAAGAACTTATGACTCCTAGAGGTAGAGAACTATACACACCAATTAACGCAAACGAAAACATGGTGGTGTTTGGACCAGACGGTAATCCTGTATTAGTAAAAGGTGACGGTGGTCTTTTAACAAAAACTCAACAAGGAAAAGAAAAATTAAGAATAACAGGTATGTTACGAGATAATGACATATCTAGAAATAATGTTATTAGAACACGTCAAAGCATCTTAGACATATATAACGAAGCAGATAGAAACGGTGCACCAATAACTTTCGGTACTGCTGGTTCTTTAACTGGTTTAGGTAAACGAGTAATTGACGAAGTAGATCAAATGAAAACTATTTTTACTGATCCTAAAGCTGGTTACAGTTTATACACAGATAAAAACGGTAATGGTGTAAGAGATCCAGGAGAAGACGCTCAAAGTTTTGAAACGTACTCAAAACAATTTGATGAAAAAATAGCAAACAGTAACTTAGGTAAATTTTTATTGAGCTCAGGCTTATCTAGAAAAAGAGTCAATAGTTTAGTATTAACACTTGCTTTACAAAGTGCTGCTACAGATAATCAAAAAAGCCGTGACATATCAGATAAAGATATGGACAGATACTTAACTAGAGCTGGTGCTTACGCTACTTCTCAAAAAGAATTTTTAACGTTAATAGATGATTTAACTTTATCAGTTATGCAGAAACATGAAGCTGTTTTAGATGGTGAGCTAAAGTACGCAGCAAAATATCCAGATGCAGACGGACAATATGTTTCTATGATTGATTCACTATTCCCTAATATAGTACAAGAAGATAATAATTCAAGACCTTTTAGAGACGCACCATATACAGTATCAGAACTTAAAGAACAGTTATCAGGTACTACAGACGATTACAGAAACAGAAATTATGTAGACCCACAAATAGACAGTAGTGCAGAGACCGTGCTCCCTGGAGGAGATGAAGTTTCTGGTGTAGGTAAACAAAGTATTCATGAAATCTATATGTCTTATAAAATGGCTGGCGACACTAACGAACAAAATGCATATTTAGCACAATTAAGAAAAGAACTTGGTCAGTCATCAGCAGAATATCAAAGTATTAAAAAATATATAGAAAGTCAATTAAATAAATAATGGCACAAAACGACGTAATAGATTTAGACAAAATACTAGATGAGTATGAAGCTAGTCTTATGGTCAGACCTGGAGTTGCTCAAACTCCAGCAGCTAAAGCACTAGACGATCAAAAGTTAGCTGAGTTCGGTTATGTAAAACCAGAACCTACTAAAAGCATGAGTCAGTTTGCTCCAGTCGTAGACTACATGAAAGAAAAAAGAGCAGTTGATGAAGCTACAAAACAAGGAGTTCTAGCTGACGATCCATACTTTGTAGAAAACTATATGGATAAGGTAGCTCCTCAAACACGTGCTGAGTATACTGGTGTAGATTTCACAGGTGGTGCTCAAGGTGATGTTATACGTCAAATAGAATTATTACCAGCAGATATAAGAGTAGATGAAAACTATGTACAGAAAGTTTTACAGAAAAACTATGCTCAAGACTATGACATACCTAGAACATATGATTATGACGTAAGGGTAGAACCTAATACAAAAGAGCTTATTTTTAATGACCCTTTAAATAATAACCAGCCTACCGTAATCAATCCTCCAGGACTCAATAAAGGAGACTTTTTAGCCTTTGTAGAGCCTGTCGCTGCAGAAATAGCTGCAGGTATAGGCGGTGGTGTGTTGGGCGGTTTAGGAACTGGCGGTAGTCCTTTTGGTATTGCTGCTGGTGCAGTACTTGGTGAAACTGCGGCAACTTTTGTATGGCGATACAATAATCTTAATTATTTAAAAGAAGAAGGTTATTTACCACCAGACTATGATATCACAAACAGAGCTATGAAAGATGCAGGGATGACTGCTATGTTTAGTCTAGGTGGCGTGGCTGCATTCAAGTTAGTTAAACTTGCTGGTGGTGTTTCAAACATGCCAGAAACATTACTTAATGAAGATGAGTTTTTAAAAGCATTTGAAACATTAAAAGAAGCAGGTGAAGACACTGCTGCTATGACTGCTCCTCAAGTAATGATTAGAGCAGCGGACGAGGGTGTAGAAATAAAATCACCAGCAGAAAATGTAGAAGCTAGTTTGAGAAGAGAAGCTGAATCATCAACTGAACAAGCACAACCATTAAGAGATATATACGCAGGACAAGAACAAATGGGCAGGGAACTTGTGCCACAACCGTTTGAAGCACAAGATATTACTCGTGAATTAGTAGAAGAAGAAGCAGGTGCTGCTACTAGAGCTTTACGTGGCCAAGAAATAAGAGATATAGCACAAGAAACTATAGAAACTAATCCTAAGTTTGTACAAGCTGAAAAAGAGCTCGTGGACCTTGGTGTAGAATCTGATAATTTATTTAGAGGCATAGCTGATGGATCAATAGATCCGTCTGTAGCTGGTTCTCAAATAAGGTCAACGTTTTCTGCAGCAGAAGATTCAGCGAGTAAGTTAGTAGACGATGCGTATGAAAACGCTAAACAACTAGCTGACTTTAAACCTAATCAAAAACCTTACGATTACAGTAAACTGCTGGCTCCTACTAAAAGATTTAAAAATATATTAAATCAACAAGCTTTTGCAGATCCACAACAAAAGAAAATAGTAAACGGAATCATAGAAAGTATTGAAAAAGGTGTCAAAAAATCTGACGCAGTATTTACACAAGACTTATCTAACCTAAGAAGTATTATTAGACAAAACGTTGCTATGGGTAATAATGTAGATGATTTAGTAACATTTAGAAAAACTCTAGAAAGTATACGAGCACAAACATTAAAAGATTCTGGTAATAAACAAGCCTATGACGAGTTTATAAAAGCAGAAGGTCTGTATAGACAAAAGATGGAAGATTTTAATAATGATCAAATAAAACGATTATTAAATCTACAAACTGTAAGTAATGATTTATATAAGCAAGGTGATAAAACTGCTTATAATGGTTTCGTAAGTTTCCTTAGAAACAACATAACCCCTCAAGCAGATGGTTCTTTTAAATCACCTAAGTTCGTTGACGATGTATTGTTTGACCCAGAAAATACAGCTGGGTTATTAGGGCTAAAAGGTGGTCTCCGTAACGCATACATGGATGAAGTAGTGGATACTGTAGGTGGGGTAATGAGACCTAAATCTCCTAGAGCTCATGAAAACTTTATGGCTAAGAATGATAATATCATTAAGAAGTTTTTCTCAGAAGATGAGATACAAGAGTTCACTAATGCAGAACAGTTTATTAATACGTTTAAACAAAGAGAAGTAGCTTTAACTAAAGCAAGAGACGCAATAGCTAAAAATACAAACTTAGCAGATGTTGCTAGAAATTTTAAATCACCAGAAGATTTATTCAATAATACTTGGAGTCCTGGAAAAATTACTGCTACTAAAGAAGTATTTGATGCTTTGACTAATAACGGTAGTCAAGACTTAATCAATGCCTATAAGTCTTATATCTTTAAAGATTTAGCAAATAAAACTCAGAAAAAGGGCACTCTTAATCAAAATGTTTTTGATGGCGGTAAATTAGAAGAGTATGTAAATTTAAATAAAGATAATTTAGAGGTTTGGTTCGGTAATAAATTTTCTAGTCAGCTTACAGATATAGCTAAAAAGTTAAAAGCTTTTGATGACCCCAGAGTTTCTGCTGTAAGACAAGCAGATAATTATGTATTAAACTCTTTAAATAGTTTAGCTCGTGCTTATGTAGGTTTATTCACAACTCCAGGTCGTGTGATGACAGCTGTCAAAAGTATTGTATCTGGTAAAAAAGGTATTAAACAAGTAGACTTACTGAGTAACCCAGACATGATGTACGATGCTATTATGAAAGATAGATGGCAAAGAGATCCTGTAGTAAAAGGTTTGGTTAGAGAACTAGGTAGAATATACTATAGAGAAGAAATAGCAGAAGAGGAACCAACGTCTGAAGTTACTCCAGAAGAAACAGTCAGGTTTGGTCCAGGGTTCCAAAGACCACAAGGTATGTATCATGGTGGTGCTGTAAAATTAAAATACGGATACGGAGAATAACATGGGCTTTTTTAAAAAATTAGCAAAAAACGTAAAAGATCAAGCAATGAGAGATCAAAGTGTGAGTATAGAAAGACTGCCTACAGAGCCTAAAGGTATCGGTTCTATGTTAGGTGGTACAACAAGAAGAAAAAGAAAGAAAAACCCTAACCTTGAAGCTTTCTATAATTCACCGAT